ATTTTCAACAACCCAAAGTGCTTTGCTGTGGTGTTGGAGAAAGACGATCTCCTCATACAAAGTCATGTCGGGATACTTAGGCTGTGTGCCTCGAAACCTAACGCCGATGTTGTACCTGAATGAGCTATGTGTTTGGCATGGTGGACTTGACCAGATGAAGTCAAACTCCTCATGGTGATCTAGTAGATACTGGTGAGCATCGCCAACAATCAAAGTATCCTCTGGATACAGGTCAGCATAAACAGCAGCAATCTGAGGGTCATACTCAACAGCAGTCACTTGGTGTGACCCCCCCCCAGCCCATAGCCTTCTATTGCCACCGATGCCGGCATAAAAGTTTAGTATTTTCATCTCTCTCTTTTCTTGCAACTAAAGCTTGTAAACAGTTCCTTGGAAGTTCTCACCCTTAGTAAGTGGGAATACAAGCAAGCCAGGGTCGCTGTCATCTCCACCCATACCTGTTCGATACCAGCTAGAGCCAGCATCAAGTGTTGGGCATTGGATAACCCATCGGCTGTGGTCGTTGCGCCTACCTGACTCTTTGACTGTTAGGTGATGAAAGTGACCATGAATCAGGATGTCTGCATCTTTTACTGGCTGGTTACCATGCGACTGGTTACGCCACCATTGGACTATGCCGTCAGGTCTTGAGGCTTGGTGTCCATGCACTAGGCCAAGGATCATCTCATTGTCACCCCAGACATCAAGAGCCAAAGACTCATCGTTAGGCTGTGGCTCGTAGAACTTGACTGGCAGACCTAGCTCTGAGCTAAGCCTTGCAAGCTGTCGCTGGATGTGTAAGCCCCAGTCATCTGTTGCTGAGCCAAGCTTTTGTCTGCCAGCTCGCCAAGCGCAATGGTTAGAGCCAACTGATGCTGCTGTGATTGGTGCGTAGCGAGCCATCAGCTTTAGGGTTTCCCACTCAAAGGTTGCCTCTAGGTCCACCTGTTGCATCAGGCTTAGGTCGTTGGTTCTCATCGGGTTGCCACCTGACTCAAAGCCTTCGATGCTGTCGCCAACATTTAGAAAGTAGATGTGGTCAGGCTTTTCTTTTTGTAGGTATTCGGAAAGCTTGGATTGCTTCTCAGCGATGCGCTTGATTAGCTCAGGTGTGCCACCTCGGATGTCGCCGGCTTTACCTGTCTGAGTATCTGACCAGCAGACAACAACAGCCTTCTCGTTCTTTTCTTTTTTGCCTGCAACCTTGACTGGCTTACGAGCTTGAGCGTAAAGAGTAGGCAGGTCAATCTCGACTTCAGAGCGTGTTCTGAAGTTGAATCGCCAGCTAACTAACCAATCGCCACCCTCACGCTGTTGCCAGCGGCTAGTTCTGATTGGCCCGTAAATCTCAATCTTGTCAGGGTCAAAGCCCTGCTCGATTAGGAACTCATCAAAGTTGGGTTGGTTACCGGTAGTGGGTGGTGTTGTTGCCTCACCGAGTGTGCCGTCAAACTGCACAGCAGGTCGCCAGTCTTTTGGTGGTGTTACCTTTGGTGCCGGTTCTAAGTTATCTAGCACAACTGCACTCTTTCCTTCGGTGGTACATAACTGGCTTCTCGCTGATTGCGATGCCCCTTGCCGTTAGTTCCCTGGCTAGTGCTGCTGCTGTCCATTCGTCATTTGCCAGCGCACCTACAAGGATTGCCTGATCCTTGCTTTCCAATGACTCCAAGATAGTTCTCACTTTGCAAGATGATTTCCTCGCTTGTGGTTCCATTCCCTCTAGCATCATTGCCCCTTTCGGTTTCTCTTATCAAGTTTAGAGCTAAGTCGCCGATTTCCGGCTCAAGGTAGTGCCATTCGACCTGCATTATTCTTTCTAATAATCTGGCAAGATTGCGGCGTATTGCCTCTAGCTCACTTGACCACTCGCGCTCATCGCTCTTGAGTAGCTGGATAGCATCAAAGATTTCACGCTCATCTGCATTTGTGAAGTGAGTCATCGCGACACCTTGAATAAGAATGTCCAAAAGGCTCGCCTGATTCTTAGCGTCTTGTATGCCCAATGAACGCGCATGATTCGCCAGTTGATCGGAACCCTGCTTGCTCTATGCTTTGCCAATGTCCCTCACCGCCTCGATGATTTCAACAACACGCTCAAGTGTGTCAACATCTGCCGTCATTCTTAGGACTGCATCCTGGTTGATTGAGTAGATAATCTGCTGAGCAAGGTATTGCTTCATCTCTGCTGATCCTTGCTCATAGCCTCGGCTGTACCAGATTGCAAAAGACATAGCCTTGGTCTTTGGCTTCCAGCTAATCATTTTCATCTCCCTCTTTGATGATGGTTATTTCTTTTGTGTTTGTTTCTGACTGGCAATCTGGGCATCTGGCAATCTTGCTGTTGTCATAGACGCAATAGCACCAAAAGCACTCAGTCATTTCTCGTATGCCTTTAGGATTAGTGACGCGCGATGTTCGATGTCTTTTGCTGTCTTGACAAGCTCTGCAAGCTCTCGGTTTAGCATCGTTAGTCGAGCTTCAAATTCCTCTAGCTTTATGTCTAGTTCTTTCGGTCCCACAGTTCCCTCATCTCTTGTATTTTTGCGTTCATGTCCCTTTTGTGTTGTCCGTTGATCTCGTCAACTATGTCAAGGGCTGTAACTTGTATCCCTTGGTCTAGGTGGACTGTAATGTAGTCCAAGATGTTTTCCCTTTGATAGCGGATACCGGCTATGAAGCCTTCGCTGTATGGTGTCTTACTCATTAGCGCACCGAGTCGTTGTATTGCTGGTCAACATAGATTTCAATGCTGTCCACGATCTCGATTACCTTAGCGATTGCCTTGGTTGGGACTGGATAGGCTGCCTTGATAAGACTTAGGATTTCGTTTTTCATCAGCATCCTGCCCATGTAAATTCCGTCAGACTTTGCCACGCTGAAGTTGTATTGGTGTGGGTGAAAGTCCTTGACTGCGAACTCAAGTGGCTCAGGGTTATAGTTAGGCATTTGTTCTCATCTCTTTTAGTGTTTGCTTGATGTGTTCGATTAGCTCAATGCGAGCCTTGGCTTCGTTGCGTGTCTGTGCCGTCATACCTGGCACACCATCCTGAAGTGTGAACTGGTTTTCAGTCCATCTTTGTGCCTCGGCAATAATGCGCTCAGCTAGTTCTTTCTCATTCATTTGCGAGTGTCCTTTGTTAGTGCGTTGACTGCGACAAAGAAAGCGACAAGCAAACCAGCCACGCCGAGTGTGTAACCCCAGCCAAGATGTATCTCTTGGATGTGCCAGCTTGCAAGCAGGATGCCGGTGAGTGAGATTAGGTAAAGGATCATAGTTTTCATTAGTTCACCTGCATCTTTTCTGCTTGTGCATCGGTGATGAAGTTGTGGTATCTAAGTGCCACAATTAGATTGCTTGGGCTAAAGCTTGCGATTAGTTCGTTCAGTAGCTTCTCTGCATCGGCTGGGTTTGCACCCTTGTTTACTAGCCTGGTAATCATCTTTTCGGTGTTCACTTTGGTTCTCCTTTTTGGCCCCCCTTGGGCCGTAATAAAAGAATAGCACAGTTTTAGTCTTTTTTGTCAATTTTTTATGTTTTTTTGCCTTTTTGGGCGTGTCGCGCTAAAGGGCTAGTTGAGGGTTTTGACCTGTATTGTCGCCCCTGGCTCAATGCCCTCGGCGTAAAGCTTCCTAGCTGAAATACGGACAATACGGCTGTCATCGGTGACCACGCCTGAATCCGTCAGGGAATCGCCTACTGCCCTGATGAGCTTGTCTAGGTCAGGTGACACGCTTGGGAGCTGGCGATCTACTGTCTTGGGTTTGGGGAGATAGAAGTTGACTATAAGCTCGCAAGGCTCATCTATTGGTTGCCAGTCATCTGGCAGGGTAGCTATTGCCTCTTGGACTATGGCTTTACGCCATGCCTTGTGCTTGGAGCTATTGACTTGGACTATTCGCCCATACATTATGGCGTGTGATCCTTGGCTGGCAGGGTTGCCGGTAACGCTAAGGCTTACCTCGACCATACAGTTCCCATGCTCCCATTATTGCAGCCCAAGCATAGAACAGACCGAAAGCTAGTCCCAAGCCGTCAAGAACGCTAGATTCTTGAAGCGATAGGTTTAGTAGTATGCCGGCGGTGAGGGCAGGGACTAGCCATCGGAGATTTCTCAAAAGGGACTTGGCTCGCTGTGTGTTGGCTCAAAGATTCCCTTGATGATTTGCATAGGCTCGGCTGGGACTACCAAAGGGTTGTTGATGCTTACCTTGATGGACTGCTTTGCTTCGCCCTCTTTGTTAGTCCAGTTGTCAATCTCTGAGCTGTATAGCCCCTCGACCTGAACTGTGTCACCGGCTTCAAGCGTGGTTGGCTGCTTTAGCCAGACTGTGTAACGCTTGTTGATCGTGTCGCCTGTTTTGGTTTCATAGGACTCGACTACCTCGATGCCCTTGCCTTCATAAAAGACTCGGCTGATGCTGCCCTTTACCTTGATTATTGCCATCTCTTTACTTCCTTTCGATTTGTTGTTTTACTCTAGTGGTCACCTGCGACATGGTTGGGATTGGTGCAGTCGCTATGCCCACAAGTTCTAGTGCCAGGTAAGACTGGCTGTCCGTCAAAGATTGGGATGGTGAGCGTAGCCTTGTCAAAGTCGCCCTGCCAAGGGATGCACTTCTCTGAGCCGTACTTGATAACCAAGGCTCGGTGCATCCGACAGGATTGGCACTTGAGGTCTTTACGCTTGCGCTTATGAGTGTTGACCTTCCAGGTCGCTCCACATCGGCAACATAAGGCCACATTGTCATCCACCCCATAAGCCTACCCAATCACTCTGGAAAGGTGACCCTCGAACCTGAGCGCAACTTCTCCAAGTCCACCATGTCGGTTTTTTGCCACCTTCATTATCATCTGGCTCTTTTGCCACTCGAACTGATCCTCGTCAACTGACTTGCGGTGAAGCAATATAACAACATCGGCATCCTGCTCAATGCCACCTGAATCTCTTAGGTCTGCCATGTCAGGCTCGGAGTCTTTGCGCTGCTCTGGACCTCGGTTGAGCTGGGCAAGCGCGATAACCGGCACATTCAAATCTCTAGCCATGTTCTTTAGCCCGATTGAGATGTCTGTAATCATCTCGTATCTTTTGCGACCCTTCTCGGTGTCTTGAATCAGTCCTAGATAGTCAACAACTATTGCCTCAAGCGAGCCGTTGCCTTTTACGCTGTTTGCCGATGCTCGTATCTGTAACAAGTTTTGACCTGACTTGTCATGGATAGCCAATCGGTGTTCTTGTATCTGGGTTCTTACCTTGACGATTCTTTCCCACATCCACTCTTGCAGGTTGCCCTTCTCGATAGCACTTAGTGGCACCTCAGCCTGGCTGGAGATAATTCGGTTATACAGCTCGGTCTTACCCATCTCAAGGCTGTGGAACGATACAGGCCCATGCTTTGATAGCTCCCAAGCAATCTGCAATCCTACGATCGTCTTGCCCACGCCTGGTCTTGCACCGATTATGTATAAAGCACCTGGTCTGAATCCGGTGATGGTTTCATTGAGCAACTGCCAAGGGCTTTCTGGGTAATGCTTTGGCTTGTCTATCTCATCCATGTAGGGCAATAGCTCATCGGCGACATAGCTTGGTCTGACTGCCGAGTTGCGATCTATGAGGTCGTCAATTTCTTTTTTGGCTGTGTCGAATACCGTTGCCAAGTCCTCATGCTGAGCTTTGCTGTGAATCATTGTGCCGGTTATGGCAAGTCTGCGCCTTGTGGCTTCCTCGATTACCTTGCTGGCATAGAACTTGACTGAGGCTGCTGTTGGTGTTGCCGTTACGATGTCATGCAGATAGCTGGCAAGCTTTGGTAGAGCTGCACCGACTGTCATCACATCAATCGGCTGGCGACCTGCCTTCATCTCTAGCAGGGTTTTGTAGATGCGCTCATTCTGGAGATCGTCAAAGTCGGATGGACTAAGAGTTAGTTCCTCTAGTGCCTTGCCATTAGTCAGCAGGATTGAACCGATTACTGACTGCTCAAATTGTGTCACTTCACTCTCCCGATG